AGCGCAGGCAACAGTGTCACCGCTCCGGGCGTCACCGTGGCGCTGTAGAACGCGTTCGTGTTCGTAAATAGCGCCGGCAGCAGTGTCACCGCTCCGGGCGCGACTGTCGGGCTGTAGAACGTGTTCGTGTTGACGAACAGCGCCGGCAGCAGTGTGACTACGCCGCCCGTGACTGTCGGGCTGTAGAACGTGTTCGTGTTCGTGAACAGCGCGGGGGTAAGTGTTACCGTTCCGGGCGCAACCGTCGGGCTGTAGAACGTGTTCGTGTTCGTGAACAGTGCCGGGGCGAGTGTCACCGCTCCGGGTGCAACCGTCGGGCTGTAGAACGTGTTCGTGTTCGTGAACAGCGCCGGCTGCAGAGTGACGCCCGACAGCGCCGCAAACGGTGCTGTGGCGAAGGAAGTAAAACCAAACATATAGCGCTACCTCCTTTCTACCTGCGACACAGGACTATATCACGTAGTGGGTGGTTCGGGCCAGACCCGGCTGATGAGATGTTTAATCATGGGGGCTCCTTATGTTGCGCCAAACGCTACGCTGTTGCCAACGCCAGTTGGCAGCGTGGCCGGATTGGCAAACTTTGTTCCAAAGCCAGAGCCGCTCCACGGATAGGCGGTAACGAAGGGCGTGGTGGCGTGTCCTACGGCGATAGCGTCGCCTGATGGGCTGAAGGCTACACCAAAGCCATTGCCAGCGGGTAATGTAGCGGGGTTAGCAAACTTAGTACCAAAACCGCTGCCGCTCCACGGGTAGGCGGAAACGAAAGGCGTTGTAGTGTGCGCTACGGCGATAGCGTTTCCTGCGGGGGTAAATGCTACACCAAAGCCATTGCTGGCCGGCAGCGTGGCCGGATTGGCAAACTTTGTTCCAAAGCCAGAGCCGCTCCACGGGTACGCGGAGACAAAGGGGGAACCTTGGTGCGCTACGGCGATAGCATCGCCAGAGGGGCTGAAAGCTACGTCATAGCCATCAAATGCAGGCAGCGTAGCGGGATTGGCAAACTTAGTGCCAAAGCCGGAGCCAGACCACGGATAGGCAGAGACGAAGGGCGTGTTGGAGTGCGCCACTGCGATAGCGTTGCCTGCGGAGGTAAACGCTGCGCCGCGACCAGTGCTAGGCGGTAGCGTAGCTGGGTTGGTGAACTTGGTTCCGAAACCTGAGCCACTCCACGGGTAGGTGGTAACGAAGGGTGAAGTGGTGTGTGCCACCACGATGGCGTCGCCCGCTGAGGTAAAGGTTACGTCGTTGCCATCCCCAGTCGGCAACGTAGCCGGATTGGCGAACTTAGTGCCGAAGCCAGCACCAGACCATGGGTATGCTGAAACAAAGGGTGAAGTGGCGTGCGCTACAGCGATGGCGTTGCCCGCTGAGGTAAAGGTTACGTCGTTGCCATTCCCAGTCGGCAGTGTTGCGGGGTTGGCAAACTTAGTGCCGAAGCCAGATCCGCTCCACGGATAGGCGGTGATGAAGGGTGAGGTGCTGTGTGATACCGCTATAAACTGCCCTCGCCCAGCCGTCGGCCACAGCCCCTGCTTCGTCCAGTACGCGGCCTCGGCGAGCGTCCACACACCCGGAGCCGCGCCGTCCTGATACGGGCCAGCGGGCGTCACAGGTGTCTTGCGGATCAGGCCGCCGGGCCAACGATTGCTCATTGCTGATTACCCCGCAGTCGGCCAGACGACGTTGAACGGGTCACTCTGGCTATTCGGCACGTCGCGCAGTGCTTGGCGATAGACGGCCCACTGGAGGTTGTCCACGGGAGCGTCGGCAAGCTGCGTCCAGTCACACGCGGCCAGCTTGGCGTTGCGCTCGGCACGCACGGCAGACCACTGTGCGGCGGTTTCGTCGGCGGTGATGTCCGCCAGCGCCCAGCGTTCGAACCACAGGCCGTCCACCAGTTCGGGCGCGGCGCGCACGTTCTTCTTGCCAGTCGGGGCGTTGTCCGGAGTGGTCGGCTGCACCGGAAAGCAGTGATACTCCGCCGCAATGGCATCGGTGATGTCCATGGGGAACTTTACGCCGGGGTTGGCAAGACGCAGATCGGTCAGGGTGTAGGGATACACTGCCGAACCGCCGGGGGGATTTAGGTAGTAAAACATCAGTTAGACTCCAGTTGCTTGGCCATGACATCACGCATGATGGTCTCTTTTGCCTGCTCAACGAGCGAACTACCCAGCAGTTCGCGTAGGCGGATAGCGAACTCGGCCATCACTTCGCAGTCGGCATGGTTCTCGGCAATCTCAACCAGCGCCAACTGGTAATTGTCGATGTTGATCTGGTGGTGCATCACTTCGCGCTTACGCTGCTCATAGGCGTCGGTGATGATCTTGATGCGTTCTTCGTCGAGTGTGGTCATGTGTTGTGCTCCTTAGATTGCGCCGAAGGCCACGCCGTAGCCTTGGCCAGTCGGCAACGTGGCCGGGTTGGTATATTTTGTACCGAACCCACTGGTACTCCACGGGTAGGCGGTTACAAAAGGTGTTGTACTGTGTGATACCGCAATAGCGTCGCTAAGGGGTGAGAACGCTACGCCACGGCCAGCTCCAGCGGGCAGCGTGGTGGGGTCGGCAAACTTTGTTCCAAAGCCTGAAACAGACCATGGGTAGGCCGAGACGAAGGGCGTTGTGCCGTGTGCCACGGCAATAGCAGCGCCAGTGGGCGAGAATGCCACACCATTGCCGCCGCCGTTTGGCAGCGTAGCCGGATTAGCAAACTTCGTACCAAAGCCACTACCGCTCCATGGGTAGACGTATACGCCGGGAGCATCGCCGGTCGCCGTTGCGATAGCGTCACCTGACGGACTAAACGCTACGCTATTGCTTTGAAATGTTGGCAGCGTAGCTGGATTGGCAAACTTCGACCCAAAGCCGCTGCCGCTCCACGAATAAACGCTTAAAATTGGCGAACCTCCGCCGCCCCAATTAGTACCTATGGCAACCGCGTTTCCTGCGGGACTAAAGGCCACGCCATAGCCGGTGCCGATTGGCGGCGGGCCGGGATTGGCAAACTTTGTCCCAAAACCAGATCCACTCCAAGGATAGGCCGCGAGAAATGGAGAAGAGTATTGCGCCACGGCAATGGCATCGCCCGCTGGACTAAAGGCTACTTCTTGACACTCGCTAGTAGGCAGCGTAGCTGGATTGGCAAACTTAGTGCCGAAGCCACTGCTGCTCCACGGGTAGGCGGTGACACAGGGAGACCTGTAGTGCGCCACAGCGATAGCGTTGCCGGATGGGGAAAAGGCAACGCCAAGGCCGGTGTCGGTAGGCAGCGTGGCCGGATTGGCAAACTTAGTTCCGAAGCCGCTGCCGCTCCACGGGTAAGCGGTGATGTGGGGCGATGTTTCATGTGCTACGGCGATGCTACCCGTAAACGGCGGCAAAGGCCACAGGCCCGCCGACACAGCCTGAAGCTGCTGGGAGAGTGTCCAGCCGCCGCGAGCAAGCGTTGACGATGGCGCAATCGGGTTCGCCGTTATGTAGCCGCCGATTTTGCGATTAATGGGCACCTACGCCGTCCTTACGAGATGTCTTCCCACGAGCACGTTATCACAAGGTCGTTCGCAACACCGGCAGTAGCGCCGATGCTCTCGTTTTCCTTGAGGTAAATCGCCGTGGTTTTGTCAACGATAACCAGCGAGGCGTCGGCGGGCACCGAGACGGTCGAGGCAATCGGGAAGGCCGTGCCGCCCAATGCCGCCGCGCTGTACTTGTTGATCGTGATGTCGGCGGCGACGGTGCCATCGACATTCGCCGCGATGATCGTGTTGATCTTGTACACCTTGCCGCTTGACGCGGCGTTACTCACGATAGACGTGGCTGCGGTGGTAGTCAGCGAGACGCTGCTGTTGTCGCCTCGAATGGCGGTGACAGCAACAATATTCGGGTTGGCCATGACCTATTTCCTCACAGTCCGAAGATGATGGAGAAGGCGATGGCCTGCCCCACTGTTGCGCCACTGGCGGCGGGCGTCGTGCTTTGCCATGTCGTACCGTTGCTGGTTAGAACGTTACCAGTAGTACCGGGAGCGACTACCTGCACCGCCGATGTGCCGTTACCGAGCAGGACGTTGTTAGCCGTCAGCGTCGTCGCGCCTGTGCCGCCGTTGGCCACGGGGAGAAGGCCGTAGCCGTCTGATATAACCTTCTCCGCCGGGTAGGAAGAGAACACCGTGCTGGTGCCTACAAGGGTAATAGCAGCACCCGCTGCACTAGACGACAGGATCGTTGTACGCGCCAGCGTGGGGCCGGTCGTAGAATACGTGCCGATCCCGACCTCCCAATCTGTACCGCTGGTGATCGTGTAGTACGTAGTGTTACCGTTGCCGACGATCGCAAACGACTGAAAGCCGGATACGGCGCCGGCAAGAGTTACCGTGCCGGTCCCCGTAGTGGCCGTCGTTTCCTGCACGCGGTTAGAGAGAACCAGTGCCATGTGTTAATCCTCGCAAGGGTTTACAACGCGAAGATGCCCGAAGCGTTCCACGTGATCGAGATGTCGCCGCCGTTTGGCGTCACCGGCAGGCCGGTGACTGACGTGTCGATGTACGCCACCAGAGGCGACGTGGCGGCGGTGCCGGTGTCGACGTACAGCACAAGCGCCTCGATTGAGGCGCCGGTGACTGCCGTGAAGGTAGCATCCGCGCCGTCGAACACGCCATTGGTAAACGTCTTGCTCCCGATGGTCTGCGGCGTGCCCACGACGGCCGACGAGACCGAAGTGTAGAACTGATCCGCCGCGTTGTAGGTGTAGACGCCCGTGTCCACCAGCGCCACCTTAACGGTGCCGGCCGACAAGTTGTTGTTCGCAGTGAACTGGAGCAGTTGCTCCTTCCACTTCGGGTAGAGTGCATTGGCCATATTGAGTTTCCTTTACGCCTCAGTCTCAGTACCTGCCGCCCCTCGGCATGACCGCAAGGCCGCCCATTCGGTAACGCGGATTTGTCTGCGGGGCACCGGGCAAGGCTGCGGGAGCTTGTGGTGCGGGGGCTTGCACTGGCGGCTGTACCGGCGGCGGATACACCGGCATCGGCTTACCAATCGGCTGCGGCATCAGCATCGGCGGCTCCATCGACGGCTGCATCGGCGGTGTGAACGGTGCCGGAGTGCCAAATAGGGTTGGCGGGGTTAGGAGAGATTGTCGCAACTGGCTCTTAGTCATATTTGTGCCCAAGTAGCCGCCGCTGGACGGCTGCATCGGCTCGGAATAGTAGCCGCCGCTGGGCGGCTGCACCTGCTCCATCGGCGGCGAATACACCGGCATCGGGTTGAACCCACGGCCATACTCCGGCGGCAAAACCATCGGCATTTCCGGCGTCGACCGCCCACGGTCGTACACCGGCATTTGCGGCGTCGAAACCCTCGGCCTATCAATCGCAATGCCCGGATCAACCGGCGGCTTCTGGCCGGCAAACAGATCCCTCGTTGGCTGCTTCGGCGGCGTAGGCGCCTGCTTGGCGCCGGCGCCAAGCAGACCCCTCGCTAACGGCCCCGAAGCAGCCCGAAGTGTTGCGCTGGCGTTTTCAGCGGCAGCTAGGGCACGAGGCGACATCTGCTGCTTTACAAAAGCGTTATGAGCCGCTTGAGCCTGAGCGTTGGTCATCGTACCGGCTTTAATCTGCTCACGCAGCTTGGCCCCGTAGGCGGCAGTAGTTTGACCCATTGGTTGATTGGTTACCGGACCGCCATTGGCGTACTTGCGTGCGGGGCCGTTGTTCTTCGACGCGCCCTTCGGCATGGCAGCGAGGCCGCTGGCCTTCTTCATCACGCCGCCCTTTGCGCGGGGGGTCGTGCGCAGCACGGCGGCGCGATCAGCGGCGTTCATCTTGGACATGCGATTACCGCTGTCCACGCTGTCGCCGATCAACGGCAGGCGCGAGGCCACAGGCACGCTCTTCTTTGCCGTCCGCAGCACGGCAGCGCGATCAGCGGCATTCATCTTAGACATGCGGTTGCCGCTGTCCACGCTGTCGCCGATCGGCGGCATGCGGTTGCGCGCGGCGCCGCCCTCGGCCTTCTTCATCGGCGTCTTGCTCTTGCCGGCTTCGCTCATGGCAATCGCCATCGCCTGCTTCGGGTTGGTCACCGTCGGGCCGCTCTTGCTGCCGCTGTGCAGCTTGCCGGACTTGAACTCGCCCATCACTTTACCGACCTTGGCGGCGCCCTTGACGCTGCCGCCCTTGGCGTAGCAGGAGCCGCCGTCCATGTTCGTCATGCGCGTCGTGTTTTTGAAACCGTCCATGTCACTTACCTTTCTTGCGGGCCGCAGCCAAGTTGTCGACGAGATTTGGATAAGGACGGCCCGCCGCAGCCGCACGTGCCTTAGCAGATTTCTTGCGCTTCACCGATAGACTTTTCGGCTTGCCAAGATCCTCGGGTCGCTTCTTGTCCCAGATGGGCTTGACGGCGAAGTCACTCATGTCAGCAGTCCCACTTGCGCAGAGCCAGCGCCTTGCGCGTCGGGCGGCCCTTCTCGTCCTTCATCGGCCCCTCCATGCCGCCCATACGTGCGCAGAACGAGCTGCGCCGGGCGGCGGCTTTCGGTGACTTCTTGGCCTGCTTGGCGCTGACCGGAGGCTTGATGTCGTGCCCCTGCGCCCGCAACGACGCGCGACCCTTGGCGTTGAGACCGCCCTCGGGGTTCTTGCCCTCTTTGCGGGTCCACGCGCCGGCGGTGGCGAGGCCACCCTCCTTGAACTGCTTGCGGACGCCGAGGCTGACGTTGGCGCCGCGCGCCGGGTCGTAGCCGCCGGATACCGACACGGGGCCGTCCTCGTAACGCATCTCGCCGCCGAAACCTGCGCCGGGTTCATAGCCGCCGGATACCGACATCGGACCGCGCGCATACTGCGCCTGAAGCATCTGCAGCCTCATATCGTCGTCGAGGGCGGCGTTCACGTCGAAATTGCCACCGGCCATGGGCATGCCCGCGCTGCCCTGCATTCCCTGAAAACCGCCGCGAGGCCCCATCTGCGCCTGCACGCCGACGTTGGCGGGACCCACCTGCGCCTGCAGGCCGCCCTGCATGCCCGCAAACTGGCCTCCCATCGGCTGCTGGGCGCCCATGGGAGGCGCGCCGAAGGGTGCGCCGGGGTTCGGTGCCCCGGCAGGCATCTGCTGCGCCATGGGGCCAGCCTGACCGCTAACGGGCGGCTGCTGTTGGTTCGGTGGCGGCCCGAGGGGGCTGACGCGCTGCGGCAAGCCGAGGGCGTCGTCGATCTGACGCTTGGCTTGCGCTATCCGGCTGTCGTAGGTGCCACCATTCATGCCATTTATTCCGCGTACGACTTAACCATCTCGAGGACGATAGTATACGTGTCGCCGGTAGATGTGTCGCGCGTTGAGAACAGGACATCGCCGGTCTTGCCGGCGCCGGCGTTATTCCACAGGCCGCCGAATTGCGTCAGGTCGAACGAGTACATGTTGTTCTGCGGGATCACGGCGATAAGCACGTCCGTGGTTGCGTCCCAGTACATGTCGACTTCCATGCCGTGTGTGAGGGCGTGGATCTTGGTGATCGTCACGCCGTCGCAGGCCTTGCCGAAGGCGCTGGAGGTGAGGGTCGAGACATCAACCTTGACAACCTTGGTTTCCCCGGTGCCGTCGGATATGTTCGTGAACTTCATGATGGCCATACGCTCGCCATCGAACAGGGTCTGTGTTGCTACTGCGTCCGCCATGGGGCGTTCCTTCTGCGAAGTAAGGGCCGGTTATTTAGGCCGGCCCCCACCCTATACCATCGCTTTCGCGAACAGTCATTAGTCCTGTGCGGTCGTCTGCACGTAGCAGTACGTGACACGCACCTGACCAGCCGTAGGCTGACCAACTGACGTGACCGTAGCGACAACAGTGCCGTTCGTGCCGATGTCGTCCATCGCGGCGAGCTGTGCGGCGGTGAACGTCGGAAGGACGCGGATGCCGGTCTTGGCGTTAACGCCACTGGCGTACTGCGTGCCGCCCGATGCCGTGCCGACAGACACAGTCGCCGAGGTGGCGCTGTTGTACTGCGTAAGCACGTCGACAATGATGTCCACGATCTGGCTGTCGTACGGCAGGTAAACCGTGCCGTTCTGCACCAGTGTGGCATCGAAGTCGATCAACACAGTCTGCGAAAGAACCGCAAGGCCGATGTTGGGTCCGCCTGACAAACCGGCGTTCTTATCGCCGGAGGCAAGTGGGCCAGTCCAAGTCGTCTGAGACATCTGTTTTCTCCTTCAGAGAAGAGAGGGGGGCCGAAGCCCCCCGCTCAGGTTAGATGCCCGGCGTACCGTACACGCCGCGCGGATCGGTCCAGCCGAACGCGTAGCGTTCAGTGGCCTTGTAGCGCATGCTGTCGGTTTCGAAGTCACCCTCCATCGACTTCTCGAGGCCGCGACGCATCGCGAGCTTGAGACCCTCGGGCGCGTCGGTCTGAACCCAGAACGCCGTGGTCGAGGTGATACGCGAGAGGTTGGCCTGACCGCCATCCAGCAAACCCATTGATTTGACTGGATTAATGTCATTATTTGCCGTTCCGGCACGCAGCACAGACTTGAGGAGAACCTCAGCCTGAAACACGTTGCTCGGTCCAACGACCAACTTCTTCGGCGTCAAGCGGATGCGCTTGCCGTTGTTGTCCACGGCGTTGCGGATCTGCACCAGCAGCTGCTCAAGCGAGGTCTGCGACAGGTTTGCGGCCGTCGAGAGCTTGTTGGAGAAGGTGCCGTTGGCGATCGGGTGATTGGTGGCCACCAGCTCAACGCCGTCGCCGCCAGCGTAAGCTGCCGTGAACGAACGGTTGAGGATGTTGGCGCCAAGGGTTTCCTTGGTTTCAATCAGCGACTGTGCGAGGTGACGTGCATAGGTCTGACCGATGCGGATGTGATCACCATCTTCGACGAGGACCTTGGTCAGGGCGAATGCCAGACCGTAGACCTTGTACAGGTAGCGCTGAATGAACAGAACGCCGCCCGACTGGTAGGTGACCGGCATGCCATCTGGCAGTTCCGGTGCAGCGCCGAAGCCGTACAGGACAGGCTCTTCATGGTAGTTCCGGGGGATGCCCTTGAACTCTTTGAATACCTGCGCCCACTCATCGGCACGCTGGTCGTAGATACCGTTGAACTCTTCATTAAGAATAGGCTCAACGATGGAGCGGAAGTCTGTACTCCGCATTGGATTAGCCATTGTTCATGCCCTCCTTAATAAGCGGCGATGTTGGCAGTGTTCTGGTGCTCAGAAATCTGAACCAGAGCATTGACATACGTGTCGCCGAAGTTGTTGTCCGGACCCGGAACGATACCAATCAGGCGGAGGCCTGCGTTGGCGGCGGAAGATGCGACGTTCAGCGACTGCGACGACAGACCAGTGGTCGTGTTGCCGGCAGCGGCCGAGAAGTCGTACTGCTTACCGACGTCGGCAACAGCCAGAGCAGCGTTGCTCTGGATCTGGTACGTGATCGTCTGGTCGATGGTCACGTACGTGACGATCTCAGTAGCCACGGTGCCCGTGGTCCACTTGTTGGAGATGCGACGACGCTGGTCGCTGTCGGTCCATTCGACGCCCTGAAAGGTGCCGATGAACGCATCGCCAGCGGCGGCGACGACAATGGTTCCATCCGTCGGGTCGACTTTGACCGGCTGGTTCTGGAAGATATTCGCGGCGTACCCCGAGGTGCAAGTCATCGCGAACGGGCGTACAACGCCCGACGGATGGTTCACTGGGATAAGGCCGTAGGGGGATGCAGTGCTTGGCATGTCCTATTTCCTTAGAAAATTGATTGAGAGATGCCTTAGCTGAAAGCTGCCAGCCTCGGCGCGGCTTGACGAAAGTCATCCATACCGTCCCCTTCAATGAGCCGACCGCCGGACTGCTCGGCCTGCGCGCGGATGCTATCCGCGACTTCGGCGAGTTTGTCCTCTTCACGCAACGGAGCGTCGTAGTGAGCCTCCTTCATGAACCTCTGATAGAGGCTCTCGGGCAGCTTAAACGCGAGCATCTCGTTGACCGCGATCATGCCGACATATTCGCCGGTCTTGACCGAGGCATGAGCCATCCCGGGAACTTCTTCTGCCTTAACCGGCTCGTAACCGAGCTGGATGCGGCGATGAATTGGATCGCGCGGGTTGGTCGTGGTGAGCCAGCACACATGATATCCGGGTAGATCCGGTAGATCAGGAAGTGCGTCGTTAAATAGTTGAGCGCGGAACATCTCAAGTCGCTCGTCGTCGCTAACCTCGCGGCTTTCGGTGACCTGACGGTCATCCATTGCACGAGAGCGCCGAGCAACACCCGGTTCCTTCTTCAGGCGGTCGTCCATACGATCATCATTCATGTTGGCATACTCCTTTAGTTAGCCGAACCGTTTTTGTCGTAGGCCTGATACGCCTTGAGCATTTGGTTGCGACGTGAAACGTCGTCCCAGATGCCCGCTTCGATCATAGCCTGCTTACGTTCGGGTGTCACGTAGATTTCTTTACGGGTGGAAGTCGGCGCATATTCGCGCGTCTGGCCCTGTGGAGGCGCCCTGCGGCGCGGTGTGCCGGCGGCCGGTGCCTCGTCCGCCGAACCGCCCACACGGGACGCCACGCGGCGCGTCAGCTCCTCCCAATAGCTCCGCGACGTCGGGTCGTAGCCGGCCGCCGTGAGGCTGTTGTCGATCGCCTTGGTGACGGCGCTGTCCTCGTCGCGGCCCGACGGATCGTACCACGGATTGGCCGACAGCCACTCCTTGGCGTAGTTCACCGTGCGGGGGTCGGCGCCCGGATTGGCGTGCTGCTGGCGGGCCTGCTCGACCTGCTGCTTCTGCTGCCAGAGCATACCCGCCTCGCGCTGCGCCTCGTCGCGCAGACGCATGGCCGTGGTCACGTCGTCACCGTTGCCGGCCTCGACGG